AATAGTTGGATAGTCAAACAATACTATTGCTTTCATCCGAGTACTTCTACCATTCTACGTTTGGTTTGTGCTCCAATCAAACGTTCAACCTCTTGACCATTTTCCATAATTACGGTTGTTGGTACAGAACGAATATTGAACTCTGTAGCTAAATCACCTTGTTCATCAACATCTACAAACTCAATATTATATCCTTCTGATACCAGTTCTTTCATCGTGGGTTTAAAAGTTTGACATGGCCCACACCACGTCGCTGAAAAGTATTTTACTGTTTTCATAATTTACTCCGATTAATATTGTTTTAATTTTTTTATAATTGATTTTGCCACTACCTTACATCCTTCAGAATTCAAATGAGTATCTTTTACTCCCGGTATAGTATCACATATCCTCAAACCTGGTTTATCAAGTGAATCATATTCATTAAAACCAGGTGGAGTAATTGGTTCAAATGAATTATATGTGTTTCCTTCAAAATGTATTGGTATAAAATTTTTAGGATAGTATTCTTTTAACACACTCCCCAAATCTTCTTGCCAAGATAAACCAAACCAAGATGGAAACTTATCTCTATTATCCATATGACCATACTCTAAATCCTCATGAGACTGTATGTCTTTACAACATTTTTCTATCTGTTTTATTTGTGATAGTATTTGTTCATTCATAAAGTCTTGTTGTGTAGAATCTAAATTTTTTCTACTTCCATTAAATGGAAATTTTAATTTAAAATTATCGTCATCCTCTACGTCTCTTACCCAAGAAGTAAATTGAACAACAATAGTTGTAATAGAATACGCCCTTGAAATGTGATTAAGACAGTCAAGTACTGGAAGTGTAGTGGTTAAATTTGAACCACCATTTGTATATGTTCCAATTACAAAAGGTTTATTTAATTCTTTTGCAACTAAATTAGGCCAATTATGTTTTTTTCTATACTCGTCTGCGTCGTAACTCAATTGTTCTAAATGATAATTAAATGGTAGAACTTTATTTATCTCATCAACACTCCAACCATTTTCATATAGATATTCATATTGTAGGCCTGAACCCCAAGTGTAACTACACCCAACAAATACTATCATAACTCACATTAGTATTTTTAGTTGCGTAAGGAACTACAATCTTATATCTCTTTAACTGATTCCTTTGCTGCTTCTTTTTCTTCTTTGATTTCACTTTTAAAATCCTTTTTAGTTCCGCCGTGATAATCGTATGCGTGACCTTCTTCAATTAGAATGTCATTAATACTTACCCAACCATCAGACGATAAATCAATTGGACTATCAGAACTAGCAATACACTCGTTGATATGATCCCCAACGTATTCAGGTGATACAAAGATTTCTCCAAGTACTCTACCAAACTTACCAGTACCGAATGACTTGAGTTTAAACCTACCCGATTCAAGTAGTTCTTTATTTCTTGCCTTTGCTGCGAGTCCTTTTTTCTTTTCATCTAAATCTCTTGTTCTTGATTCCCACGTATCAATACCCATATATCTAATACGTTTTTTTATTTTTAAATCGAAACCTAAATCGATATAACAATCGATTGTGTCTCCATCTAAAACTTTAATTAACTCAGCCTCGTATTCACGAGCGTCTAATTTTTTTCCCATTGTATTTCTCCATGTTAAGTAACCATAGAGAAACACATTCTCTAAATTATTTTAAAGTTAAGTTTGTTAGCGACTTTTCTCACAACATCAAAACTACGTCTATATTCGCCTTCATGCCAAGAATTATATAAAGATTCAATATCACCTTGTTTGATATCGAAAGTAAGTAACTCCCCATTATATAAATATGAGTTATTTCGTTTTGCGTGTAATTTATCGACTACATCCATTACATCTCTGAAATTTATATAACCATTATAATTACCTTTCAAAACATTTGTTTTGTCTGCAAATACTAAGTATTTATCGTAACCTGTCCATCTTACTTTTTTCATGTTATTGGGCCTCCTATGTAAATTTCCCATTGACCACTATCGACAAGTGGTTTTGCTTTTTTCCATTTTAATTCTTTTGTTTCGTTACCATCAGTAATCATAACAATTTCATTACGACCAATCTTGTTATGATTTACAATTGGTTTTACTTTCACTTCTCTATCCATACATACAATACCATTTAAATGGTCTATCTCATGTTGGATACAAACCGTCTCAAGTAATCTTAATTCAGTATCTTCCTTTTTCTTTGAATCTTCTTCCCAACTACCCTTACCATCACTTGGATTTTCTTCACCACTAAAATACAAATTACTTTCTTCTTGTGCAGTTTTAATTACTACATTTTTGTATCTCTTTGTATGTACACCTTTTTTTGGATAAGATAAACAACCTTCATAAAAGTCTATCTCGTCCCACTTTTCTATTATAGTTGGATTTATTAATATAAGTGGCTTCCTAACGTTAACCACAGCAACATTAGCATCAATACCAATCTGATTAGCTGCCAAACCAATACCATCTTGCCGCTTGTTGAGGACATTGAATAAATCCTTCGCAATATCCAATCCTTCATCTATACTTACCTCTCTTAATTTTTTATTTATATATGGATTATCTTCTTTAAGACAATTAATTACGTTCATGGTCTAACCTTACTTTGTACTCAATCAGAACGTGACACTCTTCACACCATATGGGAGTCATTGACCTATGATTATGATAAATTGTTAAATGGTCTTCAATATATTCACGAACCAACATCATATCATCAGTAGTATATCTAAACAAACCATCACGTACCATCGGGTCGTGGCCACAAGATTTACATGCCCCTTCTTTTGATTTTTTTGTCTTACTCTTTAAAGTATAAAAGCCATCTTTTTTATTTCGTTTTAAATTATCTATGGTCATTTAGTATCCTTACTTATCATTTCCACAATATCATCTAATTCAAAAATTCTATTCTTAGTTTCAATATGTTGATTGTAAGGTCTGTCCATTAAAATAAATCCATCAGACATACCTCTTTTTTCAACCCAATAATTATAATTGTTAGGTGAGTCATCTACCAAGTAATCAATCTGAACATCTGGTTTTTCATAACCTTTTCTAAAATATATTGTATCAAAGTTTAGTTCGTGTCTTCCTAACCACGATAATGTGTGATGTCTTGCATGTGGTTTTTGAGAAGTAACACAAACAAAAGTAATACCAACTTCTTGTCCCCACTCAATCATATCTTTCATTTGTTTTACGTTCTCTTCGAAAGCTGGTGACTCCCCCATAATTTCTTTTGAGTATTCATCCCAATATATCTTTTGTATCTCAGGTTTATCTACAGTAAAGTTATCGGATAGTTTCCAATTATTAATACCTGTATAATCTTCTGGTAGATAATCAGGATAATGTTCTGTAACTACCTTTTCTAAACCTTGACAGAAGTCTCTCAAGACTCCATCTACATCTATTCCTATTTTCATTAAAATAAATCCTTCATGTAATTTATAATTTTTGTCCAGTAAAGTCCTATGGTAGTGAGAAAAACACCACCACCTACTAAAATACTTGGATGTGCCTCACCACATAATCCAAACAAATGTTTTACAAAATGAAAAATCTCACTCATTAAAATCTCGGAGTGTTATTATCATTCATTTTAGTTGCTATATAAAACAACAAACATACTACTAAAAATTCAAACATATATAATTTCCTTTATCCTAACTTTGAAAATAAAAGGTGGATGGAAAAGAAAGGAATAAAACCACCCACCTCGTTGTGCTTCCATACGGAAGCCTATCCATAATTATTTATGATACGTCACTCATCTCTTCTTCGTTGAACAAGTCTTCAGAAGAACCATCAGAAATATACTTCTGTACTAACTGCTTCACATAAGTTCTCTCGGAATCCATACCACCATCATCAGAAAACTGAGGATAAACCGTGACCTCAGAAGCCTCATCCAATCCAAATCCATCATAAAGAAGTCCAGCCATCTCAACAGAAGTACGAGTAGAAATACCATTAGATAACTTACCACTTTCGGACTTACTATCCATACGAGTGGTGTGAGAAATCTCACTAACAGACTTCAATAACTCAGAATCAACTTGAGGAAACATATACTGAAGTAGTCCATGTTCTTCTTCATCAGTTAAAACATCCATCTCAACGATAATAAATCTGTCCATCAAAGCCTTATCCATAACTCTTGTAGAAGTGTATTCATTACCAATGTTAGCCGTGGCTACGAAAGTAACACCCTCAGCCACCTCGACAGTTTCAGAACCATCAGACTCATCAAGTCTTAAATATCTCTGACCACTATCTAAAACGGTCATCAGAATATTCCAAGCGTCTGGATGAGCCCTTGATAACTCATCAAGAAGAATCACAGCGTTTGGAGTTTGAATAGCCGTCACAAATAGTGAAGGTGAGAAGTAAGTACCCTTCTTCTTATCGAAGTGAGTATTACCAATTAGTGTGGAACGAGGATCTTGAGTCGCTCCTAAATTAAAGTAGAAGTCAGGTCTATCAAGTGAATTAACAAGTGACTTAGCTGCCATAGTCTTACCACAACCAGCTGGGCCAGTCATCAACATATTTTTACCACGAACAGCGGAACGAACCAAGTATTTCCACTTTAGTTCTTTCATCACAAGACCTTCAGGTTTAAGTTTGTAAGAACCATGAATAAAATTCAATACCTCAGCGTGGTCACTTGGAACCTCAACTGAAGATGTATCGAATACTGGTGCCATAGTGGATTCAAATTCACTCATCGGAACTTTCCACCAATATATCCTACCACCTTTACCCTCTCTACGTTCAAGGGCCATACCCTTATCAAAAGCACCCTTACGAGTACTTGTACCAATATGGGAAGTCCATTTTTTACCATCATTATCCCATGCGTTAAATCGGTTACCCGATTTCTCTATTTTTACAACAACACTATTGTTCATAAAACATTCCTTTTTTTATTAATTTTCATACCTAAATATACAACCAAAATACTATACGTGTCAAGCTTTTTTTTCACTTTTTTTAACTTTTTTTGAACCAATGTAAAGTACCATTTGTGGTCTGATATGCCTGTGTTCCACATTTATTTAAGAAGATGCATCTCCAACTATACTCATCTTTTCTAAAATTACTTGGTTTCATTTTATATCCACACGAACAAGTTGGACAATATTTATACAACTTATTTATAACCCACTTGAACATTTACTTTTCCAAAAATTTCTTGTTCATGGTTTTTGAAATAGAAATGAGATTAGTAACATCAATAAATTCTGCGTCACTTCCATACATTGTTTTGAAATCTTTCATAGTATTTTCACGTTCATGATATGAATCACCAACAAAGTAACTAAGAACTTTGATACCTTTACTACGAATTTCGTTAACCATTTTCTTAGTGTGATTAATTGCGTCTCCATAGTAATAACTAAGTGAACTATTACTGAACATTGGCATTCCATCTGAGAAATTTAAAAAGAATGAATCTCTGTCACTCGATGTAGGAATGATTTCATTCATAATCGCCTCGAAACATAATCCCTCAGGTGTAGTTCCACCAGGATAAATTTCTGTCCACATTCTTGTAATCTTAGAAAACTTATCGACACGAGAATCATAACCAATTAATACCAACGGAAAAGTTTCTCCACCTCTACTTCTATAATGGTCACTTGTGTCGTGAGTACTTCTGAAACTTACAACCACATCAACATTAGAAATCATTGAAGCTGCTTTACACATTGCCACGGTAGAAGTCATAGTGTTTATCCACTTCTCTCCATTCATACTTCCACTAGCGTCGATTGAAATGTGAAGTATTGCGTCTGAATAACTTTCAACAAAAGTTGTTTCGAAAACTCTCTCATTACCAAAACCAAGTTCGGCTACCAATCTCTTGTCGATTTTACCCGTATCCTTACGAGACCATTTGGTATCACGAGACTCACCACGAACTTGTAATTTTTTACCAAGTTTAATACCAAGTCTAACACCATTTTCAATAGGCTCTTGATTATCACGACCATAACCACGTAATATAGAAGGAAACATTCTTTCATCAATCATGGTCTGAGTAAGTTTCTTTACGAACACAACTTTTGTACCTTTACTTGGAATATATTTTCCGTTGGTGTAGTCATACTCATCAGAACCAACACCTTGACCAGCGTCTTTGTGAACAACACCAGCCTCTTCCATTGTCTTTACAATCAAATTATCTTTTTTAGATAAAGTACCAACCTTACCAACGTCACCATTTATAAAATCTTTTTGTTTATCAATTAATCTTTGAAGTTGTTTCTGTTGATTCTCTGTTAGTTCTACTTTTTCTCCACCACCATCAGAACCACCACTCATAGTAACTTCGTTGTTCTCCATCTTCTCTTTTAATTCTTCAAACTCCTCATCAGAAAGTTCTGTACCATCGGTACTTTGTAATTCAGATGCGGGTTTAGTAGATACCTCACCATTCTCATCAGTTTCTTCAACACCATCAAGTAGACAATTATAAACCGTTCCTACAATACCAACCGCCTTTTCCAAGGCGTCTCTTGTAGATTTTAAACCTTTAACTCCACCATTAACTTTAAAAATCTCATTATAAATTTCATCAAGTCTTGGGAGAACATCTAACCTACGATTCTTGTTAGTGAAGTTAATAATTCTAAACATATAGGAATCCCAATCAAGTGAAGTGTACTCATCGGTAAGAAGAGCTTTATCAATAACTTTAGAATGAAAATACTTTTCGTACATTGAATGATAATAACCTTTGTAACCAGGAGAAGTAGTAAAGACGTGATAATCAATTCGTCTATCTTCTACATAGTTCAACATATTCTTTACGTGAACTATTACGGTTCCTCTTCCAACTCCTTTATTCTTTCCTAACTCATATAGATATTCAGGAATCTCAAATTCAAGATTTCTTAATAATCTGAAATCAGATAACTTAATGTGAGAACCTTCATGAAGAGCCAAACCAACAACAGGATCAAAGTTCTTCTCATCAATCTTACTACCAATAGTAACTTTCTTACCATCAGTATAGGAATCACCTTTAGATTGGAACATAACAGGAATGGTAGAATCGTTAGTTACGATACTCACAAAGTTTGATATAGCTCTACGATAAGATGCCAACGCTACATGGTCAACACCTTTCTTGACTGGTCGTTCTTCGTCAAGTATTTCACTTCTACGAGAAGTCCAATCGTTATCTGCCCAAAACGAAGAAAACGGATTAGTTCTTTTTGTAGAACCAACACTATATTTCTCACGAAGAGCCATTGGGTTAAAGTGTTTGAAATTTGAATCTTTCATATTTTCCCTTTTTTTCATACCTTAATATACGATAAAAAACTAATACGTGTCAAGCTTTTTTTTTACTTTTTTTTCGCACAATACCAAGTACAATATTTACCATTTTTGTACTTAACTACGGCTTTTATCTTTTTACATTTATCACAATTCATAACTGAATATACGGTAAAAAACTAATACAAGTCAAGCTTTTTTTTCATTTTTTTTAAATAATTTTTCGATTTCTTCAGTAGTCATATAATCCATATCCCAATGGGTTGACTTAGCACCTTTAGAATGAGAACCTAATCTGATTCTTTTTTTCATTGGTCTCACAGTCTTATTGCCTTTTTGATGTGGTGGATCATACGGGCAATTTTGACAACTCAATCCACAACAATAACCACGAGCTAACAACTTTTCTCTTGACATTGTGGTGTTCATTATATCATCTTCTTTACAGTATGAACTGGTACCGTATATAATCTTGATGTTTCTAAATCTTTAACCCTATACATTGTTGGGAAGTGTGATATCTCAATCAAGATAACTATACTATCTTTTGGTAAATCACCATTAACTTCGTGATGGTCTTTTATAACCGTAAACTTATCACCTGTCTTAGCGCCCCAATGTTCAGTAGATACTTTATTAAATCGTTTTTTCATTCGGTTTCTTCTCACATATCCAACCAGTCATAATATACTTGTCATCACTTATTGGAATATTTCCTCTATGTACAAACGGAAAGTGTGTAGGAAAATAAACAAGTGTTCCTTTAACTGGTTTAATTTTATTGTTTAAATACAAAAATTCAGTTTCACCACCCTCTTCAACATCATTCAAATAAAACATATAAACATATTCTCTGTTATGAAATGGGTACTCATAATTCTTATCAATATGCCAAGCTGGATAGCCCCCAACTCCCGTATCATATTTTTGAATCTGTAATATATTATAATTTGTTCTTGGCCAGATATTAAAAATTTCTGTCAAACTAAAATTCTCACTATCAAACATATTACCATATTTAATAAAATGTTTTTTAATTATAGAATTTAGTTCTTTAATTACATCAGGATCTCCATGATGTTCATATAAAACATCGGTACTTATTTTAATATCGATTCCCTTCTTATCATCTTTTCTATCGATAGGAATACCTAATCCTCGATTACACATTTTAATATGATGATTTATCAAATGATTACACATATCATCTGATATTGCGTTGGGTATAGTATAAACTAAATCTTTAAGGTTTACTTTCATATTATTAAATATTGTAAAGTTTTTTTCTTTGACTTCTCGTCATGAGTTGTAATCTGTTTATTTTGTCCATCAGATTAGATTTCATATTTAAGGAAATTTTATCTTCAAATAATAACTTACGAATATGATTGTGAGTACGCTCATAACCATATTTAGAATAGTGTTCTAACACTTCTTCATTTATCTCATTTGTAGAAATATGTTTGATTGTACATACATCCTTTACAACCTTACGTTTGGGTTTAGGATTATATAGATTGTGCCAGTATCGTTCTAACCACCTATCCCACGATTGGTCTGAATATATACCTTTAGCCTGACGAGTTGAACCAGTACTACGTCTATCAAGTTTTTTTAAGTTGTTAGATGCAGTCTTACTTACAGGTTGTACATAACCACCCGTCTTGTGTGGATAAACTGTATGAGCTGAGTAAGCCTCTACCTCACTACAATCTAAACATTCAGTATAACCTAATTGGTAACGTTGTTCACTTATGATATTTTCACACTTCTTACACTCCACTAAAAATCACCATCAGCTACTTGGAATGTAGTAAGTCCTAGAGACCTCCAAAGTTGTACAACTCTATCTCTATCATCAACCACAAGAAAGACATCATTGATATCTACGTGTTCATCTAACATATCTTTTTTCAATACCCAATCTGGTGTGAAGTGGTCAGTTTCAGAATCTCTCATAACTAATTTATGAAATGGGATATTGTGATTAGTCAACCAAGAACGTGTAGAACGTTCGGTCTTATTAGACCTACCTGAAAAGATAACGATGTTGAATCCTTGTTCAGCAAACAACTGAGCCATCTTAACTACAGGTGGGTTAGGTTTATCTAACTTAATATTAGATGGGTTAAAGAATTTACCCCAATCTAATTTACCATTAGGTTTAGTTGAAACTTCTCGTCTCTTATCAATTATAGCGAGAGTTCCGTCAAGGTCGAATATTATTGTGTTTTTCATATTGTAAACTTACAAAAAAATATAATAAAAGTCAAGCTTTTTTTTATTTTTTTTATATATATTATTGGTATATGTACCCTTTAGGGGGAAAGTTATATATAGTCATAATTAAATGTTTCAAAATCGTCTTGGAAAATATCCTTAATAACCTTTTTAGTATCTTCATTATAATAAGATGACCATTCATTATGTTTTGATACATTGAATCTTGGTAACTCATATGGTTCAATACCTATCTCTTGACAAATTAATTTCCAATCATTTTCTAAATATTCAACATTACCAATGTAATCTAATTCCTCATCAAGATACCAAGTTTGATTCTTTTTCATATTACTATCTAAACCCTTGTATATCCAATCCTCGAAAGATAATGTATTTGCCTTAGCAGGAAATCTATATTGGGATGATTTATGAAAGTGATAATAACTAACCATTCTATCATATGGATTTCTAACTATAGCAAATTTAAAGAATGTATTCCATACCTCTTCCCCACAATACTTTCTAATCTTACTACAAGGATCATGTGGGTATTGTTTATTAACTACCCTTTGATCATAACCTTCAGTTCTGAATGAACCACGAATACTTGTTCCAGCATTCTTTGGAATATGAATGAATATGAATTTGTGTTTGTGATTTATAAACATTTAATTACCTTATCTATTGCGTTAAATACCATTGGTGGATCTATTTCTTTTGAACACTCAAAGTGTCTATCAGTTCCTTTATGTTCAGGACACATTTCCCAATCCTCTCTTAAATTTAAAACATAATCAACATGCCAACAACCTGTACATACTTTGTCATTATGTACGTGAACACACTTATCTTGAAACTCATACCAGGGTTTAGTGAATCCGTGAATCATAACAACCCACTTATTAAGTGCCCAACTTAACCAACTTAATCCACTACCTAATCCTATAAAGAACTCTGAATGTTTTATATTACTCATCGTCACATCTAAAGGATTATCGTGAGCCAATTCAGCATTATCAGGTGGTTCATTTACCCATTTAGGTTTTTCTGGTTCACCTGGTTTGTGTTGTATCCACTCACCTCTATTATTACTATATTGTAAATCTATTGCTAATGCCTTGTAACCTTTATGATTTAAATACTTAACCACATATTCCCAACCTCTTGGATAATTCCAATACTTCATCTGAGGCCCGTTAGAATGTACTCCAATGGCAACATACTTTTCTTTCATGGGTCTACCGTGATCTTTAAAAGATAGTCTTGGTTTTAATTCATCCTTACCTTCTCGAAACTCCATACCCAATACATCACTAATACTTTTTTGCATAGGTTGATGTTGTCTTCCATCCCAACCTATCCCTACTTTAAATGTCTGTATGTTATCTGCATCAAATGGTAATCTGAAACATATTTGTTTTTCATCAAAGTGGTCTATATATTTCTCTTCACTAAGAAATTCAATCTCAGGATAAACTGGTTTAAAGTATTGAATCATTTCTTGTTTAGGTAGATATACTTTTACTCTACATTGATTTTCTATTCTGAATTGTTCTACGTATGGGAAAAATGCTAAAGTATCACCAAGAGCCTTGCCATGAAATATTATATAAACGGACTTATCTTTTATAGGGTGAAACTCCTTTTTAGGTTTTCTCACGTAAACACCTTGCAAATCAGTCTTCATTTTTCTCCATATCCCATAACGTCCATAGCCTTTAGTATTCCCTCAATGACTTCTGGTACTGTATTGGGTGTGAGTGATATTCCCTTTTTAGTTGGATACCAATTACCATCTGATTTATCTTGGTAATAAATTCTCATGTCTATAAACTTGTATCCTTCATATTCTTTCTCACTAATACGAATGACTTCTCTACTATTCTTTTTTACTTGTGCTATTATATTTTCCATAATACTACTCCACGTATCTTCCACTTTGTGATTTGTTCCAAAGTCTTTCATATAAATAAAAATAAATTATACCTAATACATTCATAATGATGGCATTATAAAGTGGTATATCAGTAAGTCCTAATGATAATATCATCCACGTGTTACTGAATGCTATCACTCTCCATCCAATAGATTTTCTTAATGAACGTCTACGAGTTTCTCTAAACATTAATTCAAATGAACCTTTTCACTTTCATCTCCATCATGGACTCTGAACGTAAGTATCACTTTTTCATCTTCCCAAACCTCATAGTCTTCTAACTTACAACTTTCAGTTGATAAGTATTTTACAACTGAATCTTGTTCTTCTTGTGATTTACAAATGACATAAATCAAATCACCATTAGTTCTGACCATAACCTTATTATCAGATTGATTATAAACTGTATTATCTTTCCAACTCATCAATAACCCTTTCTTTAAATTTTACTATACCATCTGCCAAATTACTTTCCCAATCTTTTCCAGAAGACTCGTTAGCTCCATCAGTAATATATTTAAAAGATATAAAATCCACATTACGTTTCCAACATACTTTTGCTAATGCGTAAGCTTCCATATCAATTACATAATCAGTATACGGTGAGTTTCTATTATTTACAAATGAATCACCACTTGCACACCACTCGTTTCTACCAATAGGATTAAACTCTACGTGACAGAAATCTAACGCAATTGGCACTAATGGTTCAAAAGGTGTTTGATGTATCATAAATCCAAGACCCGTAACATCCATATCTCGTTGTATGAATTTAGTACAATCTATTAATTCTCCAATTGGAAGTTTACCACTACCAGCTGTTCCATAGTTAATCACCAAGTCATATGGAATATGAGAACCATATTTTCCAAAGTGAGTTGTTAATGCGTAAGTTGCATTTACTTTACCAACACCTGTATATAAAACATCGTAGTCCTCAAGTTGTCCTTGAGTTTCTTGTTCGAGTGCACAAACTATAAGTGGTTTCTTATCCAACTCACGTGCCTTTGTCTCCACCTCTTGAAACCCAAGTTTTTGTCCTCTCCATCCTATTTTATTCATCGTTCTCCCAACTCTTTATATTGTACAGCTGAATGAACTTTGTGGCCATCTATTGTGAAATCCTCTTCATGTAAATATTGTAAATCAATGAATACAGCAATACCGAGAACATTATATCCTGCTAGTTTCAGTACATCATATGAAGCCTTTAATGTTCCACCTGTAGCCAAAACATCATCTACCAATACAACTGATTTCCTTTCACCAGCTGGTTTTACTTCAAGTGTATCAGTGCCATATTCTAAACTATATTCCTTACCGATTACTGGTGGGGGAAGTTTCCCTTTTTTTCTAATCATCAACACACCACCACCATTAACACCACTTAAACCTGCAGCAAATATAAATCCCCTACTCTCAACACCTGCCCATAATTCGTTATTGTGTCCTTGTAGCATATTCAATAAAGCCAATCTAAACATATGTGGTATTGCAATTACTGGAGATATGTCTTTATAATTAATCCCATCTTTAGGAAAGTCAGGTACATCAGCTATATTATCTTTGAAAAAATGGCTAGATTCTTTAATCATTTCTATTTATCCTCTTCATTTAAAAATTTTCTTATTTGATAAAACGTAAATCCAAGTATAAGAACGGCCAATATATAATCAATCATTTCTTTATCATTCCTTCTTCAACTGATTTTAATAAATCCATAATCAATGGATACTCATGATACTCTTTTAGTTTCTCTATTAGGTTTGCAAAATATTCCATAGGCATAGTATCTAAATCATATTCCTCTATGATATTTGCCTGCTCGATAAACGTATTAATTGTATCTTGTAAATCTTGTGGTAGGTTTTCATCAGCTTTCTTATTTATCGGCATCACTCACCTATCACATTTGTTACCTGTATTAAGATTATTGATAACGCCAATAAAAGACAGATTGCAGTTTTTAGTGTAGGGATTTCTTTCAGAAATAAATACGACATCAATCCAAAGACTAATGTACCTAATCCAAATCCAATCATACGAATATTCCAAGTGAATCCAAAATGTTCATAACTTAATTTTGATGCATGAAAAAATGCATAACCTACTGGTATACCAAAGATAGACATCCATTCTCCCGAACTCCAAAACCAATGACCTTTAAATTTTTCGATGAATTGTGCATTCAACTGCCACCAAGCCATTATATTACTTATAACCAATATGACCATAGCCATTACTAATTTACTCAATTAATATTCTTCCCCATAGAGTGAGTACTTCTTAATAGTAGGTGGTTTTTCTTTACCATCCTCTACATGAACTTCACCCTTTTGTGCATCAACATAAAAATCAGTCATCTGAGTTTCCATAAAGATTGCATTTAGTAATTCAGTAAGTGATGCATATATCTGGTCATCACCATCTACCATTGCCCACCTATCACCAGGTGGTACTCTATTTGCTTTTAGTTCTTTCATTTAATAACTCCTTAGTTCCTAACTGGTCTGTTAGTTGAAAATGTTTATTCAATACTTCTAACTTATCTTCATAACCTGATAATAACTCAAGTTCATTTTCAATAGTAGATACTATATCTGAGTGTTCACCAATACCAACTGTTTGGTTCAGATACACTTCAACGTTGGCCTTATGTTTAGCTATCCCACCCTTGAGATACTCAGTTATAGCTTTAAGTAATCTATCTCTCATTTTTTTTCTTCTCCTATAAACTTATGTGTTTTATATTTTAAGGGTTTTTTCTTTCCCTTTAGATGGACTTCTGAATTAGTTTTTATTCTATGACACTTTTTACATAATGTCTGTAAGTTATCTAAACTATAATAACTCCAATCTAAATCTTCTTCCTTTACATGCTTCTGTTCCACTAAAGGTCTTATGTGGTCAACATCCCATTTACGAGAAACTTTACCACAATGATTACAAACATTCTTATCTCTTTTTCTAACGTGAGCTCTCTGTTCACGTGAATGATAAATTAACATATACTCTGTAGCACAATCTTTATGCCAACTCTTTCTTTCATTAATAGTACCATCTTCCTTTACAATCATGTTACCACACCACCTACATTGTCCTTTTACTTCCGTATAATAACTATCTGGTTTAGGTGGTAATCTAAAGTTACCATCCCACTTCTCTTTCTTTTTACCAAAGGTTCGTTTATGTCTTTTAGTATATCTACTTAACGGCATCTATCATTTAAATCTTGTAATGCTTTGGGTACGTTTAATTGTATATAGTGTTGTATTACAAATGCCTCTACCACATGGGTAAAGAACCAAAAGAATACAAGTAAAGGTATGAATACTTTCATATCCAAACCTAAATAACCTACACCCAACCAAGTTAAAAACATCATACCGAATGTTTTAGTTATGAAACTAATACCAGTAAATCCTAAACTCATAACACTACCACGTTGTGTTACCACAAAGATACCAAGAACTAAGTGCATCAAGTTTAGAAATATAGGTGATAATATACCTAATAAAATATATTCAATCATACTTCCCTCTATTTAAATGGTGGGCCACACGCCCAACCTACTAATGAATATCTCATACCCTTTGTTACGGGTTTTACTCTATGTAATTGATAAGATGGAAAAACAATAACTGAACCTGTACCTTTCATTGGTGGTGTTAATGTATTTGTTTTTAATCCATGACCTACCTTATCTAAACCTTTCATCTTTTCATTTGCAAATTTAAATTGAAACTCACCACCCTCATAATCATCATTTAATAAAATCGTTATACTTAATTTTCTAATCAATCCATTCAATAAATCATCTTTAGGTCTATCATACTTACCAAAGTTGTCACTTGGGCCGTCTGAATGCCATCCATAGAATCCCTCAGTTTCATATCTGGTTAATTGTAGATTCTCCATTGATTCTATATCATACTCCCAACCAGCCTGTTCATTGGCAGATTTAATAAAACTATAAGCTAATTCAAATACCCACTTATCACTAAAAAATATAACTTGACTATTACGAGTATTTATATCGTGTCCAATATCTCTATCAAAATCTCTTGACCTTTCTATTCGGTCAGTATGTACTTTAGCATCTACCCATTTATCAGGATATAAATTAATTATTTTATCACACTCTTCTTTTGGTATTACACTATCCCAATACCAAAAACTATTTGAATTGACCATTTGAATTTCCTTATCAAATTCTTGAGCCAGAGATAGGATTCGAACCTACGACCTAGTGATTACAAATCACTTGCTCTACCAACTGAGCTACTCTGGCGTTTGTGGAGCTGACTGGACTCGAACCAGCGACCTCCTCCGTGCAAGGGAGGCGTTCTCCCAACTGAACTACAGCCCCATACTTCGTGTCAACCACGACACAAGTCTTTAAACAGAATATACTACATTTTATACATATGTGTCAAGCACTTTTTTTGTAGCCCGTAGGAGAATCGAACTCCTGTTGCAGGAATGAAAATCCTGAGTCCTAACCACTAGACGAACGGGCCATCAACATAGTCGCTGCTTAAGACTTTGGTGCTGGTGAGAAGATTTTTCTTCCACCCTTTACCACACGTTCAAAGAAACTAACTTCTTTGACTTGACGTGGTTTTCTTTTTGTTCTTACCTTTATAGGTTTTCTTTTTGTTCTTACCATAATAACCTTTTCTCCTTTATAACTTTTTAAATGGTAGTGTAGTTAATCTAAACATACCTAATAACATTTCTTTCATAATAAATAAACATAATAAAACTAACAATGCTGTTAGTGGGACGACAGACAATATTGTTAATAATGGTAATAGTAATATCGATACTAATAATCTAAACGTGTCAAATATACGTTCTACTTCTTTCTTCAAAAGATGTTCCCTTTCGTTACGTACATATTCTTTATCTATAAGTTCTTTTGTGTTAACTTGTTGTAAAATTTCTTTTAATAATTGTTTCTGTTCTTTGTATGTTTTCTTCATGATATCTGTCTAATGTTTGCGGACATATCTTAATAGCCATCTCCAATATAACACTACTAATATTGCCAATAACACTTCTAATATTTCTTCGCTCATACATTACATTAATCAATGAGACTAACATAACACTCAATAATAAATATACACTAAACAAACTAAACTACTGCTCTTCCTTTCATTTTTTCCCAATCCCTATTCTTTCTATATTTGTCATTTACCCAATTGATTGTCTCTAATACAATTGGGTCTAAATCGAGATTTTGTGCGAATGTAATTAATGCATTTAAATCTTTTGGTAAACAATGTCCACCAAATCCTAAATCACCATCAGGACCTGGTACACTTAAATGTGTTTTACCTAATCTCTCATCAAGTGTAGCGTACTCTACAACCTTATCATAATCAATATCTATCTTCTGACATATTTGATATATCTCATTTGCAAAAGATACCTTTGTAGCCAAATAACTATTAGTCATATACTTCACCATCTCTGCCGTTTTCGAACCCGTCTTAATAATATGTGCTGTTGGAAATACCTTACTATAAATCTGTCTTAATTTATTAGTTCCTTTACGAACACCACCTAATATGATTCTATCTTGATTTTTAAAATCCTCTACAAAGTTAGCCTCGGTAAGAAACTCTGGATTAAATATAACATTTACACCATCATACTTTTTATCTAACATATCTGTAGTTCCTGGTGGAACTGTAGATTTGATAACTACTATCTGTAAACCATTTGCATATGTATTTATTTCTTTTATAACACTCTCAACTATATCTGTATGACAACTACCATCTTCATTCATTGGTGTTGGAACACATACAAATATCACTTCACATCCCCAAACTAATTGTTTTAAATCACACGTAGTTTTAGACTCATCATATTTATCATAAGTTTCTAATTCATAATATGGTTCAAACCCAACCTTGATTGCAGTTCCCACATAACCTTGTCCTACTATTCCTATTTTCATGAATAAACCTTTACGTTATATTTTTTACTAAATTCTATACCATCAAGATAGTTGTTTACTATGGGTTGACCTTTGATATTCAGACTCGTATTCAGTACCATAGGACAACCTGTTTGTTTATAAAATTTATTTATCAAGTTATAGAAATTAGGGTTATCGTCTTTACTTACTGTTTGTACTCTTGATGTTCCATCTACGTGACATATAGCTGGATACTTCTCTGGATACTTACACTTGGCAACGAACTGCATATACTGAGACTTCTTGACGGGCATATCGAATATCTCGTGTGCATGTTCCTCAAGTACTGCTGGAGCAAATGGTCTAAACTCTTGTCGTTTCTTTATTTTATTTACCTTATCTTTTATATCATCACCACGAGGATCTGCCAGTAAACTACGATTACCTAAGGCTCTTGGCCCATATTCAGCTCTACCACTTGCTACACCAACGATATTTCCATTGAGTAGTTCTTTACTCACCTGAGTAACAGGATACTTACCTTTTATATTATAACCTAAAAACGTATCTTTCCAATTCACGTGTCTACCGTGTAAATACGCTGCACATCCAAGTGATGAACCAGCATCGCCGGGATTCGGTATAATCCATAATGAGGGATAGTAGTCACGGGCTATAATACTATTGGCCACACAATTCAAAGCAACACCACCACCATAACACATATTCTTTGTTTCGGGTACTAAATGTTGAGCTAAATCAAATACCTTTTTAATCTCATCCTCACATATAGATTGTACGTTAGCCGCTATATTAAACTTCCACTCATCAGAGCCGTCATCTTTATAATAATCAGGATTCCAATCTAAACAACCACGATGTAAATTACCACTTAGTTTAATGGGTAGTGGATTATCTGGTCGTTTAAAGAAGTCATTATAGATGTTCTGTTTTAATTCTTTATCTATGGTGCCCCAACCAGCCATACCCATTAAGATGTATTCATCCTCTTGGGGCTTTAGCCCCAACCTTTGAGTCATAGCACTATACCACAATCCTAAAGAGTTTGGATACTTTACACTATAACGTTTCTCAAAAGAATTTCCCTTCACATACCATATCGTACACGTCTCCCATTCACCAATAGCATCTATCACGACTATAGCACTCTCGTCATACGGAGAGGTAAAATAAGAAGCACAAGCATGAGATGTGTGGTGTTGTACGTAATGGATATCTTTTACGTTCCATTGAAATTGTTTAATATGGGTTTTGGGTAACGTACTGAATATCTCTTTATATTGACCAGCGTATAGTTGTCGTGATTTCTTTAAATAAGGTCTTTCGAAAAATACTACTTTATCAATATCACCATACTGAGAACAATCCACGAACATCTTATGGTTT